TCAAGGGTGATTCTGGTAACACATTTGGTAACACTCTTTTTTCTAAATGTAAAAAAACGAATCGGGCATAACCCAACAAATCCGTATTATTCCTTCGTCCTTTCGTGCATCCCAGATGAATTTTTGACGACAATCCATCATTTTTAATTGTTCGACTCCCATCGCCTCCACCATGCAAAAAGGACGTCATTTCGTTGAGAACTGGCGCCTTTTTCTTTATCATGGTAACATTTTTGGTAACACACCGCTGAAAAACAGCTTTATAAACGCAAAAACAGCCCCGAGGAACCGTCAGGCTCCCTGGGGCTGCTGCTATGTATGGCTTTTTTGGCTGGGCGACTTACTTTCCCTGTGCCTTCAGCATAAACTCCCTGATGAACTCCCTATTGGGCATCGTCACTCAGACAAAGAGACAATCTTCCGCATTACTAGCTCATACTCTTTCGGGTACACCAGCTTTATTGCGCTCATGTGTCTGTCCAGCACCTCTATCAGACCGCTGAACGGCACAGCGCTTGCAGCCTCTACAAATTCGCTCTTTGGTTCTTGCGGTCTTGTGGAATACTCCATCTGCATGACTTGTTCAGGCTGCGGAGAGGGGCTGTTTTCCCGGCTTTCCGCTTCGCTCAACTCATTTCGCACAGTGCAGAGGGCGGCAAGCTTTTCCACGCTCTGCCAGTTCGTTTCTTCGCATTTCAGTTTGCGGATGTGCTCGTTTATCTCTACGATGTCCATGCCTGCCGCCCCCCTTATCACATATTGTTCAGGATGTCAAGAGCGCGCTTGTATGCGTCACGCTCGGCGCCGGTTGCGTCCTGCATCATGTTCTCGATGTCAGAGATCATCCTCTCCCGACCATCGCCGCGCGAGTAGTGACCGCGCACATAGTGCCGCCCACGGTTTGCGTAGCTGTTGCCCCGGTTATAGTTTTCGGTACGTCCGTAGTTGCCGCGCATATCAGCTTCCCACTCACCAGCACGGCTATAATCGCCGTCCTCCAGCATCATGATCTTGTCGATATTTTTGATGGTGTCGGTCAGCTTGTGCACGGTGTCCAGCGTGCGCTCGTTCAGGCCGTTCTTGGCATCGCGGTTGTACTCGTCCAGCTCCTCACAGAGCATTTCACGCAGATCATAGAGATTCTTACTCATGTTGTACTCCTTTCCTTATGCTACCCGCTCAACGATCAGATTGCTGTTTGCAATTCTGATTGCCTGCGTGCTAGTGTTTTCGAGCGCCACAGTAACGCAGCAGCCGCGCGGCACCTCGATGAAAGCGGCCACGAAAACATTGAAGTAATTTTCGACTGCCGCCGGGGTGACAATGGCTGTCGCACTGGTCAGCGACTCACCGCCGACAGCCAGCGCCACGGAAATGGGTCCCACAGTGCCGCCGGTGTGAATGGCAATATTGCCGCCAAAGCTTACCTTGAAGCGCGCTTTGCATTGATTGGTCAGACCCCGCAGGGTCACAAGGCCGCTGCCAGCACGGTGTACGATGCAGGCAGGGGCCTTTACCGCGGTCTCGGTCAGGGGAAGGTTTTCACCCGCCGCCACACTGACGGTGTTAGAGTTGCTAAATTCGGCCATTTTATCGGCTCCTTTCATAGAAAAACGCCGGGACTTTTGCCCCGGCGCTCTGGTTTGCAAAATCAGCTCAGGGGCTGAACAGGCTACAAATTGTAGTCAGTTGCCGTTATTCGGTTAGGCGCAACCGTTGCAGCCGCAACCGGTGCCGCAGTTACCGTACTGGTAAGGTGCAGGAACCGGGAATGCGGGCACAGGGCGGGGGTTGTAGTAGGCCAGCTGACCGCTCATGTAGGCCTTGAGCGTTTCGTTCTGGGCTGCCTGAGATGCCGCCAGCTGTGCTGCGAACAGCTGCTGCCCCTGCTCGGCGATCTTTGCGTCCTTTGCCTCGATGCGCTGTGCGGTCAGTGCGTCAAGGATGGCGCGGGCGTTCTGGTTCTGGTTGTCGATGATGTCCCGGGTGGTGTTCTGCACCGTGTTCCGGGTCTCGCAGGACTGGGTGGCCAGATTGTAGTTGACGCCCTGAATGGCAGAGCGGTTCTCGCAGCAGCACTCCTGCTGCTGCATCTGCATGGCAAACAGCTGCTGCATGAACGCCGCCTGCTGGTTTGCGCGGCTGATCTCTGCGGACATAAAGCCGTTGTTCACGGTCTGCTGCACACCATTGACAAGCTGCGCTTGCTGGTAGAAGCCGTCACACAGGCCGCTGTTGATGCTGTCCATCTTGCGCTCGATGCTGGCAAAATCGGAGGTCAGGACGTAGCCATCAACGACACCGGCACCGGTGTTGCCATTGCCGCCCCAGTTGCCGCCCCAGCCGCCGCAGAAGGCGAACAGGAACAAGATGATGATCCACCATGCGCCATCATTGCCAAAGCCAAAGCCGTTGCCGCCGTTGGTGTTTGCGGGCTGAACAGGCATGGTCAGAACCGCAGAATCGGAAGAAAGAGACATTTTTGTACTCCTTTCGTGTGTTTTGAATGATTTTTATGCTTGAACCGTGGCCACGGTTACGACTTAATGAAGAAGCTGTTGAAACTGATTTGCCATCGTTTGAAGCCAGTTCAACTGATTTTGAGACATTTTGCCGGATTGCAGCAGCTTTTGCACCTCTGCTTTCGGATCGCCCTGAAAGTTTGCGCGGAACTGCTGGAACTGCTGCATCATTTGACTGAACTGCCCCATCGGTCCGGGCATGGCGGGCATACCGCCGCCCAGTGCGTTAAAAAGAGGATTCGACATTTTAGGTACACCATCCTTTACTTTTGGCTTATTTTGTGGTATAATATTATCGAAATAAAGATGATTTGAGGTGTGTTTATGCCTAAATTTATGGACTTGACAGGAAAGCGTTTTGGTCGCTTAACCGTTATTGAAAGAGCTGAAACAAAAAGCGGTAAAACTCGCTGGAAGTGCTTGTGTGATTGTGGAAAGTACACTTACACCATTACAAACCGTCTTGTTCAGGGGAAATCTCTTTCATGTGGGTGTCGTGCTTATGAGGCGCCTAGAATCACCCACGGAATGAAGCACACAAGGCTTTATGAAATCTGGCTTGGAATGAAAAAAAGGTGTGATAACAAAAATTCAAAGTCTTATGAGCGGTACGGAGAACGAGGAATAAAACTTTGCCCAGAGTGGAAAAATGATTTTAAGGCTTTTGCAGAATGGGCGTTCGCGTCCGGTTATTCAGATGACCTCACGATTGACAGAATCGACAATGAAAAAGGTTACTCCCCTGAAAATTGCAGATGGGCAACGTGGAACGAACAGGCAAAAAATAAACGCAACAGCATTTTTATCACCCACAACGGAGAAATAAAAGTTTTGCCGGATTGGTGCAGGGAATTTGATTTTCCTTACAAAACAGCCTTGCAGCGCTATAAGAACATGATCAAGCAGGGGAAAGAAGTGGATTTTGATGCTCTTTTTTACAATGGGAACAGAAAAGCCCGGAAAATCATTCAGCTTTCGGCTGATGGAAACACAATAAAGGTTTGGGCTTGTATGTCCGATATTTCAAAGGCGGGATTCGACAGGTCAAATGTGTCCGCTTGCTGCAATGGCAAGAAAAGGTTTTACAGAGGATTTATTTGGTCTTACGCGGGGGAATAATCCCCCGCTTTCTTATTTTTCACTCTTGTCAAAAGAAAGCAGTTTTTCTTTAAGTTCCCCTAGTTCTGACTTTAACCGCTCTACTTCGGACTTTAAGGCCGTAATTCTGTCTGGCTCCTGCGTAGTAGGTTGAACTTGAGGAATAGAAGTGCGCTCTACAAGGTCGTATGTTTTCATGTTGGGTTTTCCGCTTGCATCGGTCTGTTTAAGGTAAACCACCGGTGCGCTGCTGTCCCACAGTACAACGGCGCTGTTTGGCGCCACAAGATATCCTTCCGCTGCTTGAGCGTTCGGCACCCAGATGATGGACGGCGTTGCCTGCTGTGTAGCCTGACCGGGCATTGTCGGCGGCTGATATGCGTTTTGACGCAGCTGTGCAAGCTGATCCGGCATTGGTTGACCATAATAGCCGGGCTGGTATCCGTATGGAATGTATGGCATTGCTTAGTCCTCCTTATACCAGTAGTAGATCGGGCACTCCCTGCCGCTGTCCCAGCTGTCCCACCACTCGCCGTTGACCACAGCCAGAACGTGACCGGAGCAGCCCAAAACGTAGACCCCGCGCGGGCACTCCCTTGCAAAATCCTCCACGGTGTAACAGGTGGAGCAGTCCGCATCGACAAGCCTGCGCTTGAATCCGTGCTTCTGGAGGTACGCGCCCCATGTGCGGTTAGCGCTTGGCATATCGCCCAACGCGTAGCCCATCATTGCAAGCCCTACATACGCCTGCTCCCAGCTTTGCCCGGTGGCAGCTGCAACGGCTCGCACTGCACAGTCTCCGACGCTGCTGCCGCGCGGGTTTGGGTTGAACTTGTGCCACATGAGCGCCCCTCCTTTTGCGGTTATCGTACCAGAATGCCACACCGGGAGAGACAACGAGCGTCAAACGAAGGACAAAAAAAGAAAAGCGCCCACACGGAAAAATCCGCATGAGCGCTTGAAAAATAAAAAAGCCCCCGATGCTCCAAAAGGAACACCGGGGGCTTTGCTTATCCGAGCATTTTATCAATGCCTTTCAGCCGGTAGCTTACCGCCGTCCGGCTGTAATGTGTCTGTGCTGCAATGTCCGGCAGCGGAAGCCGCTCAACGTACCGCAGTAAGGCTATCTTACGGTCTACCCTCCCAAGCGGTGCGCTTTTAATGGCGGCGATCATCCTCTGTCTGTCAAGTCCTTGCAGCGCAGCGGGCAGCACCACACGAGCCGCCGCCACAGGCAGCACCGAGCCAGAAGGGCTGCGGCAGCTGTCCGGCGTTGCGCACCATATTGCCAAGCGCAACAAACCGGTGACAAAACGTCACCATTTTGTTTGCATTGCCGAGATGGTATGTTTTCGTGAGGCCAAGAAAACATGCGCAGACCATTTTCGTGACGTGCCGAAATTGCTCTTGTGCGGCGTACATTTTGCCATCACCGGCAAAATGGTCGTATGTAGTGCTTGCCATGATATCCTCCTTACTGCTTTTCCAACGCCGACCGAGCCCGGTCAAAGAAAAACTGAATGACCTTGCTCATGGTCTCTTCGGTGATAGCCCAGCTGACCAGCTTGCCCCACCGGCTGTTGTTAAGGCAGGTGCGCAGCATCTTGACGCACCACGCCTTGCGCTCTGCGCCGCGCTTGGTGCCCTGAATCTCACGCTCTGCCTGATCGATGAGGTTGAGCACAAGGGTCTTGACCGCCGCGCCGTAGCCCAGGCGGATGCCGCCAAGGGCGTAAAAAACGAACCCGCCCATCATGAGCAGCAGCGCCGCCCATGCGGGGAGAACAGACAAAAGCTTAGTTACCAGTGTTTCCATGCTTGGTTACTCCTTCCATTAAGTAGTTGTCGATTTTCGCCTTGCTGGCTTGCATGGCTGCTACGTTGTTTCCGGTCAGCTGCGATTCCAGCAGGGCACGGACGGCTTCAAGCGTCAGGCGGTTCACCTCGTCGATTTCGGTAAATCGCTCAAGGTCGCGGGTCAGGGCAGCACCATGCTGCAGCTGTCCCTGTTCTAGCGCACCGATGCGCCTTTCCATCTCGTCCAGACGCTTGTCCTGTGCTGCGTCCGGCGCTTGTGCCTTTTTGATGTACTTGTGTATGATGTCCAGCACCTTGTCCAGCGTGATCGCCGCTGCGCACACGCTGCCAAGAATGCCCAGCACCCAGAAAAGAGCCTGTTTTTCGTTCATGCGCCCTCCCGGAGACGGGTCAGACCCTTCTTTGCGATGATTTTAGCGTAGTCCTTATAGGGCACAGACAAGTCCACGCCGGAAACCTTGCCCGGTATCGCGTCTACAACACCGGGAATCTTGCCCTTGCTGGTGTACTGCCACAAGCCGAACGGCCAGCCCGGTTCAGGCTTCTTGCTGCGGTAGGCCGCAAGCCACACGTCATAAGGCTTGAGCGCCGCGCCGGTCATGTACAGGTTATCACGGCCAAAATACAGCCCAGTGTACAGCATGGCGTAAAAGCCCCAGCGCTCCACCGTGCTAAGCGCGTGGGTTGCAATGTCCGTCAGGGTCTGCTTGTCGAGCGGTGCTTGCACATAACTGTCCTCAATGTCCACCGCAACAGGCAGCTGCACTGTCTTGCCGGTCAGCACCTTGCGCAGCAGGGCAAGCTCTGCGTCTGCTTCTGCCGTGTTGACTGCTTTGCAGTAGTAGTACACGCCGCAGGGGATGCCCAGTCGCTGGCACTCGGCGTAGTTGCGGGCGAAATAGGGGTCAATGTACGGCTTGCTGGGCGCGTCTTTCGCGCTGTTGCCCAGTGCGCGCAGCATTACACCGGAGACAAGGCCGCTTGCTTTGACCTTGTCCCAGTCGATGCGCTTCTGCCACCGGGAAACGTCCATAATAGGGAGCATTATATCAGTCCTTTCTATTTTGTGTTTGTGGGTAGTTAAATAAAGCCCTCGCTAGTTAATTAAAATTACAGAATAGTTTTAACAATTTTATCCGCAATTATGTTTCTTGTCCGAAAGGTTGGATGAGTGCCATCTTGCGTATAATATCTGTTTGTAATCGAATTTGCTCCAAGAGAACGATATAAATTTATGCACGGAAGGTTATATGTAAAAGCTACATCATTTTCAATCGCATTCGAGAAATCATACAAATATATTCCATTATTATTAGGATTTATATTGCTATCTTCTCCATTGGAAATGCTTCTCCAATAAGGACAAATAACAACGATTCTAATTTGCGGATATTTCGCTTGCAATTTTTTTAGCGCTTTAGAATATACTTCCTTAAAAGTATCAATGGAATAATTATACCCCCAATCATTTGTACCATAAAAAACAGTTATAAAATCAACATTCGCAAAATCAATATCTTTTAATGTGGTTAAGTGTTCAGCATAATTTGCAGTTGAAATATTTCCAACTTTTGCATCTTGCTCTGACCAGTCACCAGATATAATGGCATCTACAAGTCGGTTGAAAGAAAACGGCATATAATTCTTGTCCGCATGGTCAATTACAGAGCTTCCACTAAATCCAACATTGATTGCCTTGATTTCAGGATATTTCTTTGAAATCATCTCTGGGTATCCAGTTTCATGTCCAAACATACCTGTAATGGAATCTCCCATGCAAACGATAGTGCTTTTTATTTTTGTCGCTGGTTTTGAGAATCCAATTATATTTGCAACCCTGTCAGATACTGCAATCATTGAAGGGTATAAATGCCTTGAAAATTCCACAGAGGATGCTGATTTGTACGAAATATTAATATCGTTTGTTCTCAACCAGTAAGCAAATTCATCACGTCCTCCACCATTTTGATAAATAGATAATGTTCCCTGCAAACCCAAACCAATACCATTGGCGTTGTTAAATGTTTCGTTATAAGTTTTCAATTCCATCCCCGAAATTGTGATTTTTGCAACTGTGTCGTTATTCATCGGCAATATGCTCTTATCATAATCAGGGGCTATATTCTTAAATGGAATAGTAATTCTGTATTTACCATTGGCTGCCGTAGATGATGAGTAGGCACTTATATCTTTTGGAAGAGATACCGTTTTCAACGTCGTTTTATATTCAACAAAATCTGTAAGAACTCCATATTGGAGCATGACATTACTATAAACAATTGTATTGGCGCTTGTTACATTGTTTAAACACGTATAGAAACGAATTTCTATCACATCCCCCGCAGAAACTTTCAACATACAGTACAACCGTCCTATGCCGTAAAGCATTTCTGCATCACTGTTTTTTGTATTTTTAACGTTTATAGCAACATCTTCGGCATTTTCTCCTTTGGCATTGCACGAAAACCATAAATTTCCTGTAAACTCAGCGGTGTAGTTACATACAACAGCCGTGACCGCCCTTTCTTCCATTTTTCCCCTGATAATCTTTAATCCATTATCTTGATGAGTAATAGTGTGTAACGAATTATATGAGTTTGCATAAAGAGGGATAGTTGTATAATCAAAACGATTTTGCAAGTAAACAACCGCTGTAGCCTTATAAATTTCTGCGTTATAAAGCTCTCTGTCCACAAATATTGTTGAACCATCTAATTTGTATTCAACCGTTCCGCTCGTATCAATTAAATCTTCCTTTAGCGCACCAACCGCGTCTCCAGTCGCTTTCGCATCCGCCGCCTTGCCGGAGAGGGAGAGGGTGGGGTCGATGGCTTTCTGGATGTTTTCACCCGCCGTGTTGGAGAACTGCTCCACATACTCGCCCATCTGGGCGAGATCCTCGCGCACCTCGGATGCCATGACGGCTTTGCGGATGCCGTCAATTACTTCTTTAAACGGTTTCATCGTCTGCCTCCATCGTTTGCAGCGCATAAGACTGCACATTAGATGCGTACCCCTTGAGCGTGCGGCTCAGGTCATACGCGGTGGTTGCTTTGCGGGCGCTGAGCGCCTGCAGATCGGATATGCTTGAGAACTTTTTGCCGAAGGTAAACTCCTTTTTTGCGGGCTTATCCAGCGGCTCCACAAGCTTGTTGCAATTGATCCACACATCAATGCCATGGGGCGCGGAAATAATGTGCGTCAGCTTGCCGAAAGCGATGCGCTCCACGTCCACGCCCGCGTCCTTCAGGTCTACGGCTTTTACCGTGATGCCGTCCGCAAGGCGTAAGTGCTTGCAAAGCTCCATGTCGGCCTCGTCCTGCAGGGACTGCTGTGTGTTGGCCGTGCCGTCCAGCACAATATACCGGGTGATAAGTCCGTAAAGCTTCTGGGCAGTTTCATCGTTGGCGGTGGCGGTCAGAGTATTGGTGGTTTCCCACAAAAACCAGCCGCTTTTTTTCTTGCCGATGGCGATTACTCGGGTGACAATATCCTCTGCCTTGACGTAGCTGGTCAAGTCCAGCAGGTTCGTGCCGAAGGTGATGCCCTGCGTATTGCGTTCTGTTGCATCCTGTACATAGTCCAGCTGCCTGACGGCTATATCCAAGTCTGGCATTATCACTTCGCGGCGCGGGCACAGGTAGCCGCCGTACACATCCACAAGCTCGCTTTGCAGGATGTCCCACGTTTTGCCGTAGTTCTTGCCGTCGCCGAAGCCGTGCAGCTCCTCCACAAGCTGCGGGGTGTAGTCTGCGGACTTTTCCCCGCCGACGTACACGTTGACCGTGCCGTCTTTTTCCGTCTTGATGCTGTACGTTTTGGATTCGGTGTCCTTTTTGGTCACCTTTATGGTGGCGTCAAACTTATAGGTTTCTATCGGCGTGGTGATGGAAGGATTTACAATGGTCTGCTCTGCATCGTAAGTCTTGCTTCCCTGAGAGACCGCGTTCCGGCGGAGGGTGAACTGGTTGTCTCCTGTGCGCCAGATGAGATAGTCTTTTCTGGTCTTGATCTCGTTTAGTGTCCAGCTCTTTTCTGGAGGGGTCTGCACGTCCTCATAGTCGGAAAATACTGTTGAGAATCTTTCAATGAGCCGGTTTTCGTTTTTGGAGTACAGCCCCCAATCTTGACGGTAGTCTCCGTCTGCATCCGGGCTACTGGCCGCATAGTCCAGCTCCATATAGCACTTTTCGGCTACCGGAACATACCGCCGCTGTTCTTCCACGGTTACATTGCCGATATAGAACTGCTTGTACTCATCGGTAAGCTTCGTGTGGTTGTCACAGAGAAAGTCCAGAAACTGCCGGATGGTCACGTCCTTGGCGGTGTAGGGCGGCACATCGGTGTCGTTGAGGTAGGCAAGTTCGCCCTCACAGTACACCTTCTGCCGCAGCAGAAAATCCTGCTCGTGGTTCATGACCCGGCCCTGCCAGATTTCCTTTCCGTCCTGTTCCACGGATATCACCGTTTTCAGCTTTTGCAGGGCACTGTGCGCCACGTTGCCCAGCGGGATGGTAAACTCCAGACTTCCGGCCTTGCCAAACTCCCGGGTCAGGGTGGGGCTGATCAGCTTTGTGGTCTCCAACGCAGAGCCGGGCGCATAGATGCAGACCTTGTCCTCCATGTCGTATGCGGTATATCCTGTGCCTGCGTATATCTTGTAGCTCATAGGCTTGCCCCCAGATACTTGATGGTGATGCTGCTTGCAGCGGTGGCGGTAAAGGTCAGGGTAACGTTTTCGCCGTCCGGGATATCCAGCCCCTCCAGATACTGCCACTCGGTCGTTTTGGCAAGGCTGCCCGCAGCGGTCTTGTTGACCTGCAACGACACATTTGCCTCGCTTTCGCCGCGCTGGAAGTAGACCGCAGCGGTGTGCGGTGCACCGTAGATGACCACGTCCACCGGTGTATTGGCAGGCAGCGCAATGCTGCGATAGTCCCGCAGGATGTCCGTTTCAAAGTTGATGTCGTCCCACCGGATATCCTGTGTGCCGTCGTAGACGTTGTACTTGTACGGGTTGCAGCTGCCGGTGATGGTGACCGTAGCGGAAAGCCGCCCCGGCACGAATTTGACGTGCCACAGCCCCTCCCAGTACCACGATGGATCATCGTCAAACACGCATTGCAGCCATTTGCCCTCAAGGGCATTGTGCAGACGGCTTTGCAGTACTTTCCACAGCTTTTTAGGCGCGGTGCACAGCAGTTCCATGGTAATAGTGCGTTTTTTGTAGTGCACCTTGCCGTCCAGAGAGGTAGTAAGGTTGAGCAACGTGTCAGAGCCGGGTATCTGCACAAGGGTCTCGTCCGGCTCAGGCTCGCCGATGCTCGGGCTGCCCACCTTCATGTACAGCCCCCATGTTGTATGGGTGTTGTAATTGCCCAGCTTTGCGCTGTGGATTGCCATTTAAACACCCCTTTCTGCCCGCAGGGTGTACACGCCCATGCTGGTATCCATGTTAGTCGCAAGGCGCGGTGTGAGCATATCGGCCACCTTCTCGCCGTCCATGACAAGCTGCCCGGTGCCGATATCCGGCAGATGCTCGTCCAGCATATCACGGATCTGCTGCAAAATGCCAAGCTGTGCATCCGTGCCGGTGGTCTTTTCCATGTAGCGGTGCTGCATGGCCGCCCGGGTGGAGAACTCGGTCAGGCTGTCGTACACGTCATGCCCGGCAAAGGGGCTTTCGTAGTGGCTCACAGCCTGCCCGCCGCCGCTGCTCTTGCCAAACTTTGCAAACAGCGCAGCGCCCAGCGCCACAACACCGGCCACAATGGCGATGATCGCGGCAACCTCCGGGTTCGAGATGATCAGGCTGCCCACCTTTGCGATCAGCCCACCGGCGCCCTGCGCGATCGTGCCAAGGCTGCCCATGCTCCCGGCAAGGTTTGCAATATCCGTGCCCGCGTTGAGGGCAAAGCTGCCCATGCCGGAGCCAATGATGTTCAGCACACCCATAATCTTACTGCCTGTGTCGTCAACATTGATGCCAAGCTCTTGAAATACATTGCTCAAGCCCTTAACGTCCGTTGTAACGCCGTCTTCATCTGCTTTGATTCCGTTGGACATGATCTGCTTAAAAGCATTGAACGCCTCGCTCAGACCGCCGCCGGAATACGCCTCGTTGATGGCTTCCAGCGCCTTGTTTGCCCAGTCGGACAACACCTCGCGCTGCTCCTGTGATACCTCGCCCCACATCATGTTGACGATATCCAGACCAAGCGCCGCCCAGTCCTGATTTTTGAGGTCGGTGTACAGGTTCTTGCCAAGCTTGAAGATACCGCTGTTAAACTGCTGCTGCGCCTTGCTCAGATTCTCCTCAATGCGCTTTTGGGTCGCCTTGATGCTCTTATCGATGTTCTGCGCGGTCTCTGTTACCTTGTCCTGCACGCCGTCAATGTAGCTGATGACCTTGGTGTAGGTCTGCCGCACGCCGTCCACAATGCGCTCGCCGGTCTCGGTGGCGGTGGTCTTGATGTGCTGGCTTCCGTCCGCATAGGTCTCCACAGCCTGCTGCGTGGTGGTGGTGATGCCGTTGAAGGTCTTTTCTGCAATGGTGGTCTGGGTGCCAAGCAGGGTCTTGGACATATCGGCGTAGACCTTTTTGGTCGTGGTGCTTATCTTGCCGTTCGCGTCAGTGACTTTCTTAGTCACAAGCGTATAGGTGGTAGCAACGCCGTTGACCATCTCTTTACCGGTCTCGGTGGTGGTCTCCGTCACGCGGTCTTTGATGTTGCCCGCTGCGTCCTTGACCTTCTCATTCAGGGTCTCAACGCTTGTAGTCACCGCGCCCAGCGCGTTCTGTGCGGTGGTGGTTGCGGTGTGCGACACGGAAGATATGACGGTTTCAGTATTGGATTTGGATTTTGAGGGTTTTCCAGTCTTGCCGGAAGGACTGGAAGGGCTTGTGACGATGGAAGTGCCAGATGTTCCGCTTGTTTTAGCGGGTACCCATCCGTCATTTTCATCCCAGACCATGCCACTATGGTTATTGTCCCAGTTTTTTCTGCTTTCTTTTTGGATTTTTTTGCTTTCTTGGTCTGAATCGAATGCCTTTTTATAAACAGCATCCCAGTCACCATGGAAAATGCCAATTTCTCCGCTTTTCAAAGCATCAAAAACAGCTTTCAGGCCAACAGCAGAGGATTTAGCCTTGTCTATAACGCTGGTAAGACCTGTTATTTCTCCGATAAGGCCGCTCCATCCGTCAAGCTTGTATGCGTCTTGAGCAGCCAGAACCATTTCGTTCAGTTTGGAAATAACACCACCAAGAGCGCTTGTAAGATTTCCAGTCAAAAGACCCGCCAACTGGCTGACGTTATCCTTCAGGGTGGATATACGCCCGTTCATGGTCTGGCTCTGGGTGTCCATGGCGTTGTAATAGCGCCCGCCCTCCTCGCTGGCGGCTATAAGCGCCTGTGAAAGAAGGTCGTAGCTGATGGTCATCTTCTGGACTTCCTGCACCGATTTGCCGGTGTAATCTGCCAAGATTTGATAGATATTGATGCCCGCATAGGCAAACTGCTTGATGTCTATCGCTGCAGCTTTGCCCACGTTTGCGATCTGCTGCAGGTTTGCAGCCATGCGGGACAGTTCGGCGCTGCTGCCTCCTGTTGCGGAAACTGCATCGCCCAGTGCGTTGATAACCTTGCGGGAATACTCGGCGTTTTCGCCCGCGCTGATGAGCAGCTGGTTTGCCTGCGTCAGAGATGCCACGTCAAACGGGGTGCGCGCTGCATCCTCCTGAATAGCCTGCATGGCTTCCTGTGCGGCCTGTGCGCTGCCCAGCATATTGGTAAAGCCGGTGGTGTACTTTTCTATCTGGGCGTTATAAGAAATGCCCATCTCCACAAAGCCCTTTGCAAGGCCTACCGTTTTTGTCCCAAGCGAGGTAAGCATATTTGCAAGGACAGTCGCTTTTGCGCTGGCTGCTGCAAACTGGCTTGCCATGCCTGAAACGCCGCTCCCGGCTGTGTTTGCGCTGCGGTTCAGCGAGTTTGCGGCGCTTTGCGTCTCTTTTCTGGCCTGCTCGATGCCCTGCTCATACTCGGAGGTATCAAGCCCCAAAGTGGCCATCAAATTGAAAATAGTCAGGTCTCACCACCTCCGTTCTGCTCTGCGGCTTTTTTACTGTCTGCAAGCGTTTTTTCCCAGCACGCCTGCGCTTCTTCCAGTGTGGTTTCGTGTCGGCGCTGGGATAGCGGCTTGTCGTACTCTTCCATGATCTCGCTGAAGGACTGCTCCACCTGCTGCCCCAGCGATACAGCACAAAGAAAAAGCATATCAGCCGTGTACAGCTGGTATGCCTTTGTGCGCTGGCGTTCGCGCATCTCGCTGATGACGAACCAGACGAAATACTTTATTCCGTAGGCGCTGAGATGCTGGAGGTCAGCGCGGCAGAGGTAGTGCCAAAACTCAGGCCGTTCAAGTCGGCCAGCGAGGACAAAAAATCCTGCATATCCTCCTGCATCACGGACTTGGTAAGCGCAGTGAACGCCTTGGGCAGGGTGTCTTTCTCGCCCTTTTCCAGCGTGTACAGCTGGTGCAGGGCGTTCATGGTGCGCTGCGGGTCAAGCTTCATCAGGGGCTTGATAAAGTCCAGCGCAGCCAGCGCAAACTCGCGCGGGGTCAGCTTTTTCTTGCCCTCTGCGGTTTCGGCAGGCTCTGCACCCAGCAGCTTCAGGGCGTTTGCAACGATGGTCTCCCGGGCGGCTTTGGTCTCCGGGTTGTCCACGTTGTCCTTTGCGTCCATGATCATGTGGGTGATGCCGTCCACCGCGTCATACAGCTTGGGCAGTGCTTCCACGGGGTCAAGGTTGATGGTAAGAATCATTACTCTGCCTCCTTGACGTAGAACTCCATAGGCACCTTGCTGGTGTCTGTCATGTCGTAGTGCCCCTTCAAGCTCAGGCTGATGTTGCCCTTTCCGTCCTTGGTGGTTTTCAGCTCGATGCCGCCATCGCTCACAGCCTTCATCAGCTTAACCGCGGCATAACCGCCGCCGATCAGGTTGCCGTGCCACCAGATATCCTGGAAGTCCTCGTTTTTGTAGTCCTCGCGGACGGTGATCTTGTTGGTTTCCACGTCCGCAGCGCCCAACTCCAGCTTGATGGTGTCGGCGCTCACGGTCATGCAGGTGGTAGACAGGCCACAATCCCAGTGGGTGATGTGCTTCAACTGCCAAGTGTTCTCGGGCACCTCGTCCAGACCATCGCCCAGATCAATGGTGTTGGGCTTGCAGCTGACGGTGATGCCGCCGGAAGTCAGGCAGACCATGTCCTCTGCTGCAATGGGGGTAGCGCCCGCCGGGTCGAACTTCTTCAGCAGTGCGCCAGCCTGAAACTGAAGCTTTTTGAAAGCATCTGCCGAAATGGCGTGATACATTTTGTTCATGCGTTATCCTTTCTCACACCACAAAGGATGTGACGTCAAAAGTAAGGTATGTGCACAGGTATTTTTCCGGCGGGTTGTCCATAGACTGCGCCCACGGGCTGCCTGCACATAAAAGGATCGCGCCGCCCTCGCATTCGATGGTAAGCCCATCGCCAAGGGCAGCGCGAATCTCGTCTGTTTTGCGGATGATGGGCAGCTTGCCACCGTCCACCGGATACCACAGCCGCGCATGGAAGGTGCTGCTCTCGTCAAACCCCTTGGGAATGACCGGCAGCACCGTGATATAGGGCAGGGAAGCGCCCTGCGGCACGAAATCCTCCGGGTATACAGGAACATTGAACAGCGTAAAAAAGCTGTTCAGCGCCGTTGTAACGGCTTCTGCTGCGCCCATCAGGAAAGCACCACCTTTTTGCACTGCACAACGGCAAGATTCATCTGGCTTTCGGCGGGGGAAATCTTGTCGCTGCTCGCGGTGGTCACCTCATAGGTCTGCCCATCCTCCAGCCGCTTGATGCGGTCGAAGGGGGACAGCTTGATGCCCTTATCCACATAGAGGGAGTAGGTGGATGCCGTGCCCTGCTGCTCTGCCTGCTGCGCTTCTATGGTCTGGTCGTGGCGCTCTACGGCGAGGAACTCCATACCGTCCTCCCATGTGGTGGTAGAGCCAAAAAGCCCATCAGAGACCAGCTTCTTCTCCATGAAACAGAACTTTTTGGTGAAGTTCTCCATCACGGTAAACTTAGTGAAATCGTTTACAGGCATTACAGTTTCCTCCATTGGTTGATCTCCCGGCGGTAGCGGGTGCATCCGTCTGCGGGCAAACCATCCGTGCCGGTGGCCATGGTGCCGCTCCATCCGTTGAAGGACTGGGAAACATAGCGCCCACCGCCGGGCGTGGCTGCATCGTAGTCAGTGATCTTCTTGGCAAGCTCCACAAACACGTTGGGTACCCGCATAGGCTGTACCGTGCCGGTGAAGGTTTCGGGGGTCAGAGGCTCGCCCGCCTGATGCACGCCGTCATTGAAGATAGAGCCCTCTATTTTGTAGAACTGGTGCGGCGCAAGCCCGGACAGGATGTTTTCAGGATCTGCAAGCACGTCCGTGTTGAAGTTGATCGCATCCCAGATATAGTCCACGCCAATGATGAACCGCCCTGTAAACGGTGCATCGTACCGGTCAAAAAAATTGTGCGTGTACACGCACAGCTCTGGCACAGTCATGCGGGGTCACCTCCTTGCAGGTCAGACCGATTCGCCCGGGGTGATGGTCTGGACAGAGATGCCGTCCAGATACTCGGCAAACAGGGTCACGCCGGTAATGGCAAAGCTTTCGGACACGGCGGTGGTGTAGTTGCCCTGAGTGTGGAAGCCGATCAGGTTGCTGGCCTCGCCTGCGGTGGTGTACACCAGACCAGCCTTTGCGTAGTCGCTGTCGGAGGGGTCGACGTAGTACATCACGATGTTGTCAACGGGGGTGGCAATGACGGTGCCCTTCTTGATCTCGCCATCGGACAGCAGGAAGATGGTGTTGTAGCCCATGAAATCCTTGATGTACTGGAAGCCGTACTGGTTCTGGATGGTGATGTTTGCGGTGCCCAGATACTCGGCCACGTCCAGAACGTTTGCAAAGCCCACAACGCCGGTGACGGTGCGGTGCATGTTCTTGAACTTGTTCTCCACGCTGCCCTTTGCCATTGCCAGAGCCATCTGGAAGGTCTTGGGCGTGCCCTTCAGGCTACCGGTGTTCAGGTACTTGTAGAACTTGTCGGTCACCTTTGCGGTCAGATCGTACAGAAACTCGTCATCGGTCTTCTGGACAGCGACCTCATAGCCGTAATTCTGGATAGCCTCGATGGTGACGGCCTTTGCGTACTTCTCGATGGTGATCTTACCGTAGTCCTTCTCCTTGACGGTGTACTGGCTGTAGGGAATCTCCTCGCCCTCTGCCACGGTGCCGCTCTGCAGGGTGCCCTGTGCGTACTTGCTCTTCAGCACAGTGCCGGGCTGCATACGGATGGGGCGCATGATGCCCATGATCTCCCGCAGATGATCCCAGTTGCGCTGGAAACGGGTCACGAAGTCGATCTCGCGGGGGTTGACGGTGATCTCAGTGGTGGTAATCAGATTTTCTTTTGCTGCCATAGATTATTCCTTCCCGCCGCCTGTAAACAGGTCGGCATTTGCTGCAATCGCCGCCTGACGTTCGCCAGCGTCCTTGATTGCAAAAATCTGGTCTTTGGTCATTTTGGATCCGGTGTTTGCGGGCGGGTTGTCCACCGGTGCGCCCTTGGTGGAGGTGCTGCCCACATAGTCGCTCCAATCGGTTTTCAGGCTCTCAGCCAGCTTGTCCGCGTTCTTCACATTGCCCTTGCTGTCCAGTTCCATCTTGTCGATGTCCTCGCCAGACAAGCGCACGATGCGGTCAAAGTACTTTTCCAGCACGCCTGCGGCCTTGAGCTGCTCCCGGAACTTGGCTTCCTTTGCGGCTCTGGATTCCTTTGCGGTCTGCTGGGTCTTGTAGTCGGTCAGAGCCTGTTCTGCGGTCTGCTTACCGCTGTTGGCTGCGTCCCGTTCCTTTTCCGCTGCAACGCGGGCGTTTTTTTCGGTATCCAGTTCGTCCCGGAGGGCGTCGGTCTCCTCGTGCAGGGCATCCAGAATGGCTTTTGCCTTGTCATCGTTGGAGGTTTCGGCGTTTTCCAGAATCTTGCGGATATCTGCTCTTTTGAGTGCCATGTGTGTGTCCTTTCTGCCCTTGCTTGGGCTGCCATGCTTGGCAATCAGGTTATTTTGCCGGACGTGCTGCCGGTGTGGTGCCGCTTGCAGGGTTCGAACCTGCAACTACCCGGTTATGAGCCGGGAGCACTGCCAGTTGTGCGAAAACGGCATAAAAAAGCGGCTGACGCTGTGCGCCAACCGCTGGATATTGAGTTCTTAGTCGAAGTCATATCTCTGAAATCTGACATTGCTCGTTTTCATAGCAAGGGACACACCAACCAGCGCGGTGCCCTCGCCCAGAACTTTATCGCAAATTTTTTGGAGTTTGATTCTTGCTTCGTCGATTTCAAAGCAAAGCCGCTTGTTTGCGTCTCTGTCGTTTTCGACCTTCTGCTCCCGAATTTGATTTGAAATCTCAAGCTGCAGCCGCTCGCACTCCTCAGCGCTTTTCTGGTACTCAAGCTGCTTGAGCCGCAATTTCTCACGCTCTTCTGTCAACTCTTCGATTTTGCTCATACTTATACCTCCCTGTTTCCTTCCTCCACTGCAATTTCTTGCAGTTCCTTAATATGATCTTCTACCGCCGGGCGCAGGAAGGGGCGGGGAGCCATGCCCCGGGTAAAGTGCCACTTGCCGTTGAAGTCTTGCCAGACCCACGGCGTTTTGCGTCCGTTGCCCTTCTCGGCAAAAATGCCGGTGCCCAACTCCACATACACGCTATAAAACAGGTTTGATCCGATGGTCACGGTCTTTTTTGCAAGGTCTACGGCGTAGGTCAGGCTTTGCTTGAGCGCACCGCCCACATAGCCCTCGATGCCCGTGCTGTCTGCCGTGCCGGTGGGTACAAGCAGCTGGGCGTAGTCCTGCACCTTCATGCCCCAGATGGTCAGCACACGCTCCACCCATGCTTCCAGCGCTTCATGGAGTTTCGGGGTGTTGTCGGTGAATTTGATGTCGTAGTTAAAGTTCATGGCTCACTTTTTCTTCCTTTTCCTCGAAACAAAGCCAATCCATGCGCCACCCTGTTCAACCGTTACTCCAAACGGCTTTTGTGACAACTGCATCAGCTTTGTGCGGTCACTTGAAGTCATGCCCTTTAGATCAAAAGCAACTTTCGGGCCGCTCTTGTCCCAATATGTAGTATGTGATGGAGAAGAACCATCGCCACTTCGATATTTGTTGAGATCAACGCCAACTTGCTCTTTCACAAAAGACACAACATCGTTATGCGTTTTCTTGTATCTTGAACTGTCCACAACAACGGCGGCTCTCTTTGCCTCTTCTGCCGCAATTTTGCTGTAATCGGTGACCCATTTGCCATTTACAAAAGATTCAAACTCGTGTTCGCTGGCGTTCCCTCCGCCCGCTCTCGCGGAACTGCCTGAACCTCTTTTACTCACGGTAGTGCCTCCTTTCGTATTGAAATGGTTTGATTTTGGTAACGTTCCAGTCAAATTCATCAGGGCATTTGCCATACCACAAGATGCCGCTCGGTTGCAGCACTTCCAGCGCCTTACGGCAGTGCTTGGCAAAGCATTCTGCTTCGTATGGGTCGGACTGTGTGCCGTGGCTGGAAATGCTCACAATGCTGTTTGACGGTTCTCCGTCAAAACACCAGTCATAACTTTGCTCGCCGCACCAGCACAGCGTTGGGATAACGTGAATGCCGTGCGCCTGCCAGTATGCAGCCAGCCAGTGTTTTTTGTAGTGCATAAAAAGCTGCACCGCGAGTGGCATATCGCTGTACAAAGAAAAATCCGGCGAGCACACAGCCCCAAACTGCTGCAGCAGAGGAATATACTTGTCAGGGTTGTTCCAAAACCGTTCAAACTGGTAATCATCCTTGTAAAAATGTACGCCTTTTGTAGCCTTTTCTTTGGCTGTCAGCGCATAATTGACCGGGATCCATTCCAGTTTGTCAATGCGGATATCCGTTTCCGGCTTGATAGCAGGGATGCCGTACTTACCCACACCGGGAAATATCATCCTCTCGGTGTTTTCCATTGGCAGAATCACGGTTCATCCCTCCTAGCCTTACTTTTTCTTGAGTTTTTTTCCTGTTTTCCAGTTGTAACCACGTTTTTCCAGCGCACGGCGTGCTGCCTGTGTGGAAGGATTGTCAGGATGTCCTTTCGCTTTGCCCATCAAAACTTCAACACGGCTCTTTTCTCTGATTGTGCCAGACGCAACGCCCGCTTTGTATTCTGCAATAGCAGACTCTCGCCTTGCGGAATACTGTGCAGCGGCCTCGTGGGCTTCCCTTTGCATTTTTTCCGTTTGGCGGCGTGTCAAGCCGTGAGGAATACGCATCTTATCGTCCATGTAATCGCTGATGGGCGAACTTAAGCCACGTTTTGCGAGAAATTCATCAAGCGTAGTCTTCTCACTGCTCGCCCTTGTAGAACTTCCAGAGCCTCGTTTACTCATTTTTGGAGCTCTCCTTTCTCCGTTTTCTCTCTTCTGTCCACCACATCTGTTCGGCTTCTGTGCCGCCCTTTGCCTTGTACCACTCGGTATATGTCAGGTCTCCTGTCCGCTCTTTGGTGACGTTATCCCGCCGGGCTGCGGTCTGTCTCGGGTACTTGACCAACGCGCTGGTCAGCTTGCACCGGCAGTGGTAGACCATTTCCGGCGCTGCGTTGGGGTCTCCCGGGTACTGGATCTCGTATCCCTGCACCTTGAACGGCTCGTTAAGGTCGGCGGTCTCCTGATCCAGCAGCCGGTGCATCTCGCGGGTGCGGTAGTCCAGCGTGCTATTCCAGCGCTTCTGCACCTCAATGCCAATGGCTTGGGCGTTGCGCAGCTGCTGCATCGTCCCGGCGTTCTGTGCGCCTGTAAGGGCTGTGATGGCGTTGTTCATCGCCCAGTGCGCCTCGGTGTCTGCCATGCCCTTCACAGCCTGCACCGCAATGTCATGGACGCTCTTGCCCTGCACAATGCCCTGCATGACGTACCGGTTGAACACCCGGGCATCGTAGGTGCGGTTGCTTTCGCTCTTGATGCGCTTGTTGGGCACCAGCTTGGGGTTTTCCAGCAGCAGCCGCTTGACCGCTTCGGTGTTGTACAAGGTCAGATTGAACGCCACGCCTGCGGCCTGTTCCAGCTCATAGAACGCCCAGTTTGCGCCAAGGGCAAAGATATCGTACTGTTCATCACGCGCCAGCTTGTACGCCGTCTGCTGGGCTGTGGTGCACGTCTGGGTGATGCTGTCCAGCTTCTGGTGCATCAGTTCGGATTGAAACACCTGATTGCGCAGCCATGTGCGGTAATCGCTCTCGGTGATCTCGCCAGCTTCCAGCTGCTGCCGCTTGTGTTCGTCCAACTGCTTATATTTTGCGAGAAACTCGGTCAGTTGCTCGGTCATCTCCCGGCGGGCGGTGCCGTATACCCGCAAAATGCGGCGGCGCAGCCTGTTCAGCTGCCGGGTAGAGATGCGGTCAAGGTCGGTTTGTTTCATGATGCTGCAATAGTCACAAGCGCCCATTTAGCCCATTCAGGCATATCTGCGCTAAAAACGCCTTTGACGTAGTAAACAGATAAAACGGCGTCCAAAATTGCGCTTCCAATGATAAGCGCAACGCACACGCCAAAGAAAATCCAGATAAATATTTTCATCCATTTATGAGTTTCCATTTTCGTTGTCCTCCTCGTTTTCGTCTGTAGTCTCCCGCGCTGCGCTCTCTGCCATCAGCGCGGCCTTTGCCTGCTCCTTCTGCTCCGGTGTCAGGTTTGGCAGCAGGTCAATGGCCATGTCCTGCCCGATGATCGGCGCCTCAGAAATCACCATTTCGACCTGCTCAGCTGTGTTGGTGATCTTGCTGCGGTTGAATGTCGGCATAGCATTGTCAAAGCCAGCCAGTGCGCAGATCTGCCGGATGAACGGCTTGATCTGAGCCTCGAAGTCGTCCGCGTTCTGGTTCAGCGGCTCATAGGCTGCATCCAGATGGTCGTTGGTGCTGTCCGCACTGACACAGTGCACATCCAGACCGCCAAAGTCCTCATATACCCGGGTGTGTAGCAGCTCCAAAAGAGTCTGCCGGGCATTCACAGGAATCTCGGTGGTGTATGGGGTGATCTTGCCGCCCTGGCTGGTGTCTGCACCTGCAATGTGGTACAGATTTAGCTTGGTGAGATACTCCACGAGTTCATCATCGGTCATTCCGTTGAAGTTCTCGCACAGCCAATAGATCTGCGCGCAGTCCTGCAGGTCATTGCAGAAGCCAGACATCACCAGATCGGTGTTGTCAATGTAGGCTTTCAGCCCAACAAGGGTGCTCTTGTGCAGGTCTGAGCCCCACAGCGGCACAATGGGAAGAGCACTGTAGTTTTCTCCTTCTATGCTTTCCAGTCCGCCGCCGGGTGTGGTGATGATCACGCTCTTGTATGCCTGCTTCGGCGTTGTCTCCTGCATCACATTGCCGTTTTTGCTTTCTGTGTATTCAGTGAAGCCGTCCAGCTCGTACAGGATGTAGTGCATATCCGTGTCCGGGTTCAGCCGCCAGAAGCGCACGCCTGCCTGCAAAAGGCCTGTCTTTTCATCGTACAGTGGAGCAAACTCGGTCAGCTTGAAAACCACCAGATGGTCGTTGTTCCAGAATCCGAAGCTCTCACCGTGAATCAGGGCGAAATAGCCGGCCTTCTGGATCTGCTCATCGAAGTTCTGCCCCAGCCTTTCCTTGTCCACGCCATCGTCCGCAAAGACTACGCCGTTGCCGAGGGAGTAGGTCGCCCGCTGCTTGTTGAGCCGCCGGAAAAGATTGCTCTTGACCATATCGGGGTGTGGGGTGTCCGGCTTGGTGTTTTTGGACAGGCGTTTCAGCATCAAAGCGTAAGTCTGTGCGAAGCGTTCAGCTCCCGGGTTTTTCTGGGCATCGTACAGGTCGGCATCCAGTGCCATCTTGTACGGTCCGGAAGCGCAGTGCTGCTGTACGAACCGCCGGATGAAATCAGGCTGTTCTCCGGCGGCTTGCGCCTGCTGAAAGGTCTGGAATGTATATACAGTGCTCAAAATCAATTCCTCAGTTTTACAAGGCGCTTTGTGCGCACGAAATAGCGGATAGCGTCCATGCAGTGGTCGTTGACCTTCAGCACGGTGTCGTCTTTATCCGGATCCCAAGCGTACACGCCGAACTCTTCCAGCGTGTGCTTGCAGTCTTTGTAGATCTTCAGCCGCCCGGTCTGCAGCATGGTCTGCACGTCCAGAATGCCGCTCAGGACGTCGTTATTTGCGGGGGTCTGGGTAAAGCCGTTCTTGCGCAGTTCTGTAATCAGGGGCAGGGCAGAGGGGTCAACGATGACCCTTTCCGGCTTGATCCCGTTCAGCCACGCCTTGAGGTCTGTGACGTACTCGCCCACGGTCTTTTGCCGCTTCTGCTCTCGCCCGCTGTAGTAATACTCCCGGGTGACGATCCAGCAGTCTGCATCTGCCTGTTTTTGGAGCAGCAGGAACACCGTTGCGTTCTGGGTGCCAAAGTCACACGCCACATAGGCGCTTTTGGGCGACAGCTCCGGCAGCACATCAACAACGTGCTTCTTGCGGTCGAACATGTCATATACAAGGCCCTCAGCCACCGTCCACAAGCCCAGAATGTAGCGCTGATAGAAAACGCCGCTGTACTGGCTGCGGTATCTGGCCTTGATGTCCTCAGAAAGCGACAGGTTGTCGTCCATCGTGAAATGGAGATACATCATCTTGCGGGAACGGCATTTCCGCACCCACTCCAGATAAAACCAATGCTGCGGGCTGCCTGGGTTGCAGTTGAACCAGAACTTTGACCCGGTGACAGAGCAACGGGCTGTGGCCTGATTGACGAAACTCTGCGGCATCAGGGCCACCTCGTCGAAGAATGCCCCGGCAAGGGTGATGCCTTGGATCAGGTCCTGACTGCTCTCGTCCTTGCCACCGAAAAAGTAAAACTCGTTGGTTCTGCCGCCCTTGCTGACGGTCATGCAGTTTTCTGCCCGGTGCTCCTTGACGTTGTAGCCCCGGGCTGCAAGCTGCTGCTTGAGTGTGCCCAGCACGTTGCGCCGGAAGCTGGCGATGGTCTTTCCGCACATGGCAAACTGCTGGCCGCTGTAGCAGGTCATAGCCCACTGGACAAAAGAAAAGCTCATGGCAAAGGTCTTGCCCGATCGGATAGCGCCATCGGCAATAATGCCGTTGTAACCGCTGTATGCGCTCTGCGGTGTCCACCAGCTCAAGACCTGCTTTTGCCGCTGGCTGAGGGCTTGCCAGCGAAAACCGTTACTTTTCCGCATTGTCGTCCTCTTCCTTTGGCAGAAGATCCACATCGTCAGGCGGGCTGAGGTCTGCGGCGGCATTCAGGGCCTCCACAAGGCCATCGTCCTGGACTTCAACGCCGCTCTGACCTCCCAGCATGGCAAACTTGTCCACGATGGTGCCGAACGCCGTTGACAGCTGCGGCAGTGTTGCTTCCGCGATCTTGTCCGGGTCAGCCATGGCTTTCAGATACAGCCCGAGAAGTTCTTGTGCTTCTCCTTGCTTGCTCTCCATATAGGCCAGCATGTCTTGCGCATTCTGCTCTTTTTTTAAGGCGCACAAATCCGCACACTTTGGATTATCTTTCACGATTTTCCGCACGGTGCTTTCTGCTACGTCGTTCAGCTTGGCGGCTTTGGCATAGCTCTGCAGCTGCACATAGTCAGCAACGATCTTCTTTTTTTGCCTGTCTGTCAGCCGCTTTGCGCTCACCGCCACCACCTCTCTAAACTCATGCAAAAGAAAAACCGCCCGGAAACCCGAACGGTCAAAATATCAAAATAAGCCGCCAGCCGGATTTGAACCGGCACCCACAGGCCCCCGCCGGGGAGTGGTTCAGTTCCTCGGATGTATCGGGATGTGAACTAGCCATGTGGTGTCACCAGCGTTGTCCAGCCTTAAATGGGCTGCGCTCTCCCAGTTGAGCTATGGCGGCATATAAGCAGCGCCCGTGCATTCAGTTCGTTGGACAGGCGTCAAACGGTGGGTGCTGCTGCATCCGGAACTTTCGCGGCCGGATGCCCCGCTATTGCGCGGCCCCCTCATAGGGCACGCAAGCACTCCCGGCAGGGATCGAACCTGCAACATGCGGTTTTGGAGACCACTGCTCTACCACTTGAGCTACCGGAGTATAAAAGCCGCCCTTGGAATCGAACCAGCCGTGTCTACACACACGCGCCGCGCTCCAAACTGCGCTCAGGCGGCATATAACAAAAGAAAAACCAGCACGTTTCCATGCTGGTTCTGTTGACGCACATCCTGCCGGGGGAATTATGGAAACCGGTGTACGGATTATGTGGCCTCCGGTGCGTGCGGAGGTTGTGAGGGCAGGTAAGGATACCCTGCCACTCTACACGCAGCCACAAGCGGGATGTCAGCCCATGCGTCAGGTGGTCGCTGCTTCGGGAGAGCAGCGTCATGGTGCTCCGGGATGGGTTTGAACCAACTACTTGCTGCTTCAATGGGCTGCTGCTCTACCAGTTGAGCTACCGGAACATAGAAGCAGCCCGCGAAACGAGAGAAAGAAAAATGCCTGTCAAGCCTTGGGAGGAAAGCATTTTGGGGGGATTCGTTTCGGAGACTGCGTGGCAAGCGTCTTATCGCTTTCGGCGATTCCGCTTATACCAATTTTATCACTTTGCCTGTTTTTGTTGGATATTTGTAGCATGAATGTGCAATACAAGGAATCAAGACTTTTTTTGTGCGGTTTGTTGAGTATCGCCAAAACTGTCCCAAATCTCTGCCAGATAGATGCTGCCCCACTTGATGTAGATGGAGACCTGGTTTTCTTCCGAAAGCCCCAGCTCCTCACAGACCTCGCGCTGCTTTTTGTTCTTGACGTAGTACAGGCACAGGCAGTCAGCCTGTTTTTTGCTGGATTTGCTTGCCGTGATGCAGTACGCCCGCCGGGTTGCCTCAATGCGCAGCAGGCAAAGGTCTGTTTCCATCTGCTGCAGACGGCGCTGCTCGTCCGTGATATCTGCTGCAGCAAGCCCGACCTTGTCACCGGCACCACAGCCTCCGGGCATCCCGTTCAGGCTTGGGGTGGTCTTTTCGGCAACTTCCCGGATGCGCTGGATCTTCTGCTTTTGTGCTTCAACCGCCGCAGCCATATCCCGGCACTGTTGGAACCACGCCTTGACCGTGTGGTAGTCTACGCCGGTGCGTGGCTTTGGCTGTTCGCTTTCAGGTGTCCATTTGCGTGTCATTTGCGTGCCTCCTGTAGTAGTTCATATCGACGGTCTGCCCGCAACAACGGCAGTACGCAACAGGTTTGTTGTCATCGACGTACTGGTTAAGCGCGTTGCATTCCGGGCAGTTCCACGACCCGGAAGGAGCATTGTCTGTGTATGGCCATCGAACGCGGTTTTTCAAAAACATTGTTTCAATGTCTTTTCTGTTTTGCGAATAGTACAAAACATCTGTTGGTTCAACTTTACATCTAACGCATATTTCCCTGAATTTTTCATCCCATATCTCGATACACAGTTCGGTCAGAATGCCCAAGAGAAAAATCATAATTCCGAACCCTCCAACATAGCAGAGTGTTGCACCGATAACAAGAAAAACTTGGTTCATGTTATTTCTCCATTTCCTCAATCCAGATCTCCACTCTGGGGTTTTGCTTGTCATAGTCCACCCGGCTTCCGTCGTGGGCGGCAACGATGCGGCTGTTGTCGTCCTCCAACACCCGAACTTTCACCAGTATGTCGCAGGTCGCTTCTATCAGGTTGGCAAGGTCTACCTTGCGCCGGGTAGCCATGTAGTACACGCACCGCACGTTCACGCGGGCAGAGATGGGCTCAGGCGGGGCGCGTATCTGCCACAGGCAAGAGGTCTGGTATTCCTCAAACGCCGCGCTTGGGGCTACAAAGTGCCGTCCTCCGCGCCCTTGCAGGATGCGCGCACTGTTTTTCTTTGTGCGTGGGTCGCCGTAAAGGGTTATTTTCATCTGCCGTCCTCCACATAGCACCAGCTTTGGGGCGGCCTACTCAGATGGCAGCCATTGATTGCGCAGGTCGGTGGGAGCATATAGCTTCCAGACGGCTGATAGTGCTCGCAAGTGTCATTCCCGCAGACATCGGTCCCATTCATGCCACTAAAGCCATACCGGTAAAAGGTAAATAGAGACTTGGGCTTGTCATAAATCTTCAGGTCGGAGATGTGCCAGCCGCAGCCGTCACGGCCTTTGAGATATTTTTCGGCGGTTTCCTTGCTCATGCAGGCTGCTTCAAGAAGTTCATCTGCTGGTTTGTAATATGATCCGGGTGCCATAACGTACAGGCTTGCCGATTCCCAGCTTCCTGTTTCTCCAACATGGGTTAGGCCGGTAATTTTCTTACAGGTGAACTCGCCAATGACGTGCCCCCTTTTTTGGGGCCATCCACCGTGTTTCTTCGCGGAAACGTCCCAGTTGTCGTCGTCCAAAATAAACTCTTTACTTGCTGTCCGGGTACAGTAGATGTACACCTTAAACGGCGTTCCATGCACAGGGCAAGTCCTGCGCACCTCAACTGTCTTTTCTCCGTCAAGAATTTTCTTGCACCACTCAGGCCGGATGCTTATCAGAACAGCCTTCATTTTTTCATCATCCCCTCCATTGCCAGTTGCTCGCACTGCTTTTCAGCTTCCCTGCGCTGCTGGTCATACTCAAACAGCAGATCTGCGTACTCTCCGCCCACCCGGCGGATGGCTGTCTCCAGCATCTCCGTCACAAGGTCGGTGTACTTGTCCGAGCCCTTGCGGCTGTTCTTTGCAGCTTCCCGGGCTTCCCACAAGTCGGTGAGTTTGTCCCGCCTGTCAGCCGTGATCTCGCCATAGCCGTAGGCGTCCTGAATCTGCTCCATGCTTTCCCAGCCTTCCAGCTCTGCAAATGGATCCGCTTCAGCTTTTGCCATGCTGCGGGCTTTTGTCTTTTTCTTGACATACCGGGTCAGGCCATCCTGAATCACGGCGCGGGCATCGTCCATCGCCTTGCGGACGGCCTTGGCCTCCCGTTCTTTTTTGAGCTGGTCCGGCTGATTTGCCCATTCTGCCATTAGCTCCGATTTAGTTTTTGGCTTCATGTTTTTCCTCCATTTTGACAGCTTCACGAATGTCCAGGCTAAGAGCAAGATCCGCATACCACAACTGCCAATTTACAAACCAACTCCGGTTTACAATTTTCCCCATAAAGAAGATTCGTTCCTGCTCCATCAGATGATCGAGCGAAACGATATACTGTCCGGGCTTGTACTTCTTCGTCTGCGCCGTCTGTACCGTTTTCATTTTTACCCCCATTGTTCTGACATTGCCTTTGCCACGCCCGGAAAAGTCTTTGCGCGATTCCTTGCACGGTCAGTGGTAAACATTCCCTTGTGCTGCTCACCATGCTTATGCGAGTAAGATCCAGACGGGCACCATGTCGCGGTAGGTTCTACGATGTTTGTCGGGTGCAGTGGCGGCACACCGCGCTCCCACAGTAGAGTTTTCTTGCTGTACGGATGTCCGTACTCGTAGGGCTGGATTGCCTGCGTAGGCTTTGGGTAATCAAAAATCTTGCTGGGAGTAGGATTCTCAATCACCACTTTTTCGCAATCTGCCGCCCACACGGCAAGAAAAAGCGCCTTGCCGCGCTCCCGATGCCTGTCCTCATGGTCGCGGTGGTAAACGCTGCCGGATACCATCATTTGCCGGTTATAGTCCGTCTCTTTGGCGTGTTCTTTGCGCCAAGCGGCAAACTGCGGACAGTGGTCGTGACAGGCATGGTGCCGGTCTGGGCAGTCTTTACATGTCGGGTTGGTCATGTTCGGCTTCCTCCTCGTTAAACCAAAGGCGTGTTCCACATCCGGGACAAAATTTGTCAATGTAATAATTATCGTTGCATTCATACCCGCAAACAGGGCAAATTGTCGTACCTGTTTTTTCACGCCAGTAAAGCTTTTTTGGACGTTCGCCCGGCAGTTTAGGCATGGGCATCCAAAGCGTGAAAAGATCTGGCGCACTGGCCACGGTGTCCCACGTTGCTGATTGAGCAAAAGTCGCATCCATGTACTTCACGAGAACATTTCCGTGCGCAGAATCTTTTTCAGTCGGCGGCTCTTCTGCGGTCTTGCGCCAGCGCTGGACATCCGGGACGACTGCCGGGGCATCTTCCAGCACATCCATCGCGTCCATAATCTGACACGCGCGGCATCTTACGCCGTTGTAATTTTCGCAGCCACAGCAATATGCCGCTTTGATGTTTGCGATGGCTTTTTCACGGTCGATATATTCGCTCATTTTTCAATCTCCTTCCTTGTCAGCTCGCTCACTCGCAGCCTTGCCGCTTCACGGGGGGCAGTTGTGATATCGGCCTGAGCCTGCTTTAAGAATTCGGCACGGCGGTATGTGAGGTCCGGCATTTCAGCCAGCTCTGCCAGTCCTCCCACGCTCCCGGCATAGGATTTTGCCGCCGGGGGGAGTTGGTCATACAGGGCTTTCAGCTCTTTCTGTCCGTCACTACGCAGCAGCCCGCCCTTTTCATCAATGCCGGTCACCATCGGGAACTTGCGCCAGCTCAAAAATGTCTGTGCCTTGCGTGCCGCTACAGCCAGAGCTTCCCATTCAGCGGACGGGTCAAGACACTGGGAAAGCTGCTTGAAGATGTCGGCCACCGTGACCGGATAAACGCAGACGCGATTCGCGGCCAGAAACGCCCGCTTCACCACTTCGCCGGGATAATCCCGGAACTGATACGTCCAAATGTCGATGGTGGTTTTCATCTCGTCATCGGACAGCGGTTTGGTTCCCAGCTTGTACAGCGTCGCGTTCATCAAGATCAGCTCCGCCGCTTCTTCCTTGGTCATGTGTCAAAACCCCTTTCTTTGTCCATGTTGCCCAGCACCCGGGCAAGCTGGTCTCTCGTGCTTTCTGCGGGCTTTCTGCCACCGGTAGCGCTGCCGAGTCTCGCCTGTTGCTGGCGACTCTCGTCATTTGCGGCTACATCGCCAACCGTCCGAACTCCTTCACGTTGCCAACTGGCTAAGATTCCGTTTATGTAGGCCCAAGACCGTTTATTTGCTTCCGCTGCCCTGTCAATTGCCAACAAAATCATGTCTGTGCCGAAAGTACACCGCCAGCTTTGCAGCTTTTCCAGTGCCGAACGTGGGAAGCTGCCTGCAACCTCCTCGTACCTCTGAACGATCTGCGCAAGACCTGCATCAGCTGCCGGGGCTTTCTCTTTGCTGTTATTTAAGCTGTCTCTATTAGGATAGATAACAGTTTCAGTAATAGGTTCAGTTACAGTAGCAGTTACAGATACAGTTGTATCTATACTGTACCGATACTGTATAGATAGAGTATCGGTACAGTATTTTCTGAACGCATCACTCTTGATGTTTTGCAGCGAATACTCAACTCCCTTCAGGCATTTGGGTGATTTCGACCAGTTATATTTGTGCCAGTTAAGAAGCAGTATCTCTTTCGTTGCCTTGTCATAGCGGATAACGTTGTGAACCGTTTCCATCCGATGGATAAGGCGATCCACAGTCTCTTCGTTGTATCCAAGCTCTCTGCTCGCTTGCCGCTTGCCCAGCTCATAGCATCCGCTCAAAGTGGTGTGCGGATTGGTGAGAAGGTAGAGATAAAAGTATTTATCTTCAGGAGTGAAGTCATCGTCCACCTTCGGGTCTGACCAAAAGTTCGGCGAAACACAACGAAAAATTGCCATCTGCTCACCTCCTTTCTCTCAACAGCGAATCAGAACGGCAAATCGTCCGTGTCCGAAATCGGGCGGTCATCGCCGTTGTAATCGGGCGCTGCCGCCGGGGCCGGTTGTTTATCCGGTGCGGGCGCAGAAGCGTTCTGTGGCGGCTCAGAGCCGGTGTCAAAAGGCGTTTCACCGTCTACCGGCTCGAAACCGTCCGTCTGGGGCTGTCCGGGCTGGTCACAGAACTGCTGCATAATGTCGATGCCCTGCTGCACCCACCGGGCAGCAACAAGCCCGCCAACGACAACGCCCTCGACGTTATGCAGGTTCCAGTAGGTTGTACCGTTCGCGCCGGTATTGCTTTTCAGCTCGCCGCCGCAAATCTCGACAAAATCACCCTTCTGAAGGAGGCCGTCCCACTTGTCGAGATCGCTCCAAATACAGCACTCGACAAACATATTGCTTCGGTTGCCGGAGGCATCTTTTGTACTATGAGCCTTGACGCTCAAGCTGAGGAACGGCTTTCCGGTCTTCGTTTCCTTTAGACTAGGGTCGCGAGAGAGGGTTCCGGTGATCTTCGTCCCGGTCTTTGTCTGAATAATCATTCGGCATCACCGCCAAACGGATCATCGTTGGTGTCGGTGGTTTCGACTGCAAACGGTTCGGGCTGCTCTTTTTTCGGCTTCAGCTTGCGAGGCTGCATAGCGCTGATTTCGGGCTGCTCGTTCTCGACCTCGCGGTAGGATGCTTCTGCAGCTACCGGAACCTCGCTCTCATCGTAGAGGCTGCCAAACGTGGCCGGGAAGGATTCGCGCAGCGCGTGAACCAGCGCTACCTTGCGAATCATGGTCGCGGGCTTCGTCACCCACATGGATTTCTTGGTGTCGTACTCGCTCAGCTTCACTTCCTCGTAGAAGGGGCGGCTGCGGTCCTTGCGGTAGGCTTTAGCCCAGCCGCCGACCAGCTGCTCGTCCTCGTAGACGATAGAGCCTTCGCGGTGGATAATCTCGCCGACTTCCGGCACGAATACGATAACGCCAGCTTCAAATCCGTCATACTGCGGATGACGCTCGGCCATCTTCATGTAACAGGTCTTGCCCAGCACGATGGTGGAAGCGGTATCGCCGTTCTTGTTGTCGTAGTGGATAAGATAGGCTTCCTTGGTAAAGGGGTTGAGGTGGTACTGCTTGCAGGTCTCCAAGAAGATGCGGCACTCTGCGAAGGTCGCATCCTTGCAGATGAAGTTCCGCACCTCGTCAAACGTGACGGTCAGATGCTGGCCGTCCATGCTTTCAATCTCGACCGGCTTAGATTCTGCGACCGGCTGCATCGCCTCGGTCTGCTTGACCTGAGCAGCGAAGGAGCGACTCTGAACTGTGGTAGTAGTATTCGGCGCAGCAGCGCCAGTGCGTGAAGTGAAACCCATTTTTGTTACCTCCTAGAATGTTGAAGATTATTTGATGCTGCCGAAATCGAACCCGCGTTCTTTGGCAGCGTTGCGGAACCATGCAATGTCCTCTTTGGTGAACTCGACCCAGAAGTAATAGCGCTTGCGGGAGGGAACCTCCTGTGCAGCAGAGAAGCTTTGCATCGCTTCCGTGTCCAGACGACCTTCCGGCGTGATAAATGCGTTTGCCTGCGTTGCAGCAGCGGCTCTCGCTTTCATCTCGCGTTCTTCTGCAGTCGGGGGAATAATTACCGGAGCGGCGGCCCGCGCCAGCTCTGCCACCTTTCTTGCGGCCTCTGCCTCCCTCTGTGCCTGCCGGGACTTCTCGCGGCGGTTATGCTCGCGAACGGCTTCGTTGGTGCTCAGGTTGCGCAGGTATTCGGTGGTGCAGGGTTCGACGTCTTCTCCGCAGTTCTCGCGGATGAATTCCAAATCGCTGCGGATGTTCTCGATGGACTGGCACAGGGACTTTTTTGCCTCCGCAATGGCGAACGTCTTGTTCAGCCAATGGCTGTCTAACAGGCGCTCAAACGGAATAAGCGGTTCCAACTCGCCGATGTTGTCCCGGTAGATCAGGCGCAGGGTAGAAGCCTTTTCTTCCTTTTCGGCGGCCTCCACAGCCTTGACCTGTGCGTCAATCGCTCCGGAAATCTCCTTGCATTTGCCCTGCATCTCCTTGATGCTCTGCTGGAAATCTTCCAGCGGCTTCATGTAGAGCTTCTTCGCTGCCGTGGCAGCAGCTCCAAGCTGCTTATCCCAACCGTTGACCTTTGCCCGGTCCTCCTTGGCGCTCTTGATGCTCTCCGGGGTGTAGACCCGGCCTTTGTAGGCCGCCAACATCTCGTCAAGGTTCCGTTCAACCTCGTCCTTGTTCCAGCTCATGGCCGGAATTGCCGGGCGCTCCACCCGGACGGTCAATTCATTTTCCATCTGTAAAAACCTCCGATTTTGTGATATCATCGGGGTGATGGGGCTTTCAAATTCCATCAACCCTTGCAGCCTGTCGGTGTTGCTGCACCGGCGGGCTTTTTGCTTTTGTTTGAGCAGCCTCTTGTGGCAGGCGGTGGCAGACTGTCCACCTCGTCGCGCTTTATGACTTCTTGAAAAAAGGAATACTTGTGCGGATTTCTCTTTTTCTTGCGGCAATGATAAACCGATGATGCAAAACTGTTTGCGCTTTTATAGCCGAGCCGCCGGGCGCACATATCAGATGTGCCGGATGCAAGCAGATTGCCAGTTTTTGCATCGTACACGGTGTACCACATGACATGGTGAACAGTGTCAGGCATACGTTATCTCCCCGGATTCCTCTTGCAGCATCTCCCGCACGTTGTCCATTTCTTCGGCGCACATCTCCCAGACGTTTGCCCGTGCGGAGTATCCAGCCCGAACAACAATGTCATCTGAGGCTTCGGCTTCTCGCCTGCAACGTTCGGCAAGCCGCGTGTAGGATTTGACTTTGCCCTCAACGTACTCTTTGGCCGTCATCATGCCCCACGCTCCTGATTCTCCGGATACTCCGGGTTGCGGGCGTGGGTGCGGTTGATCTTGCCGCACTTGCGCCGCTTTGCGGCTCTCTCCCTGTCCTCTGCGGAAAAGCCCAGACGAGCCAGCAGAACAGCGGCCAAAATCAGCACCAGCGACACCGAAAACAGCGTGCCGGAGATGTATCCGGTGGTCTGTGCGGTGCCCTCTGCACCCATAGCTGCGCCCATTCCAACGCCGACTAAAATGACAGCCAGCCAGTAGTAAGTAGTGGATTTGATCTTCATGCGGATTCTCCTTTCTCAAGTGAGGGGAAAAACAGTTCCC